AAAAAGAGCGCAGGTACACAGCTCTACCAAGAGATGCGCCGTGGTGGGCTACCAGTGCAGGAAATTACGCCAACACGTGCCAGTGGCGATAAGATAGCCCGGTTGAATACTGTGTCTGATATCTTTGCATCAGGTCTTGTGTGGTATCCTGCTGGCAGACGTTGGGCAGAAGAAGTTGTCGATGAAGTTTGCGGGTTCCCCGCCATGCCTCACGATGACTTGGTGGACAGCACGGTCTACGCGCTGTTCCGATTCCGTGATGGCGGCTTCATTAGACTCCCATCAGACATTTGGGAAGATGACCACGACTTTACGCCTGTGCGGGCAAACTATTATTAGGGCAGAATCTAATGGCAATCGAGAAAAGTCTCTATCAAACCCCTCAGGGTATTGATCCCACAATGGACGTAGAGCCGATGGCTCTGGAAATTGAGATAGAAGACCCTGAGAGCGTGGAGTTTTCCGTTGATGGTGAGACCATCATGGAGATTGAGTCTGCCGATGAGGGTGATTTTATCCCTCACGCTGCCAATTTGGCAGAGATCCTGCCCGAAGAGTATCTAGATCTCCTCTCCAGTGAGCTACTAGACGCTGTATCCACTGACCTTCAGTCCCGTGCCGAGTGGGAAGAGACCTATTATGACGGTCTGGAGTTGCTGGGGCTTAAAATTGAGGAGCGTTCAGAGCCTTGGGACGGTGCATTTGGTGTCTATCACCCCCTGCTCGCCGAAGCAGTGGTTAAATTTCAGTCAGAAACGATTGTCGAGACATTTCCAGCCCAAGGGCCAGTCAAAACCAAGATTTTAGGGCAAACAAATCGTGAAAAAGAGGAGTCTGCCACCCGCGTCCGTGAGGATATGAACTATTTGCTGACTGATAAGCTGCCTGATTACCGTTCTGAGCATGAACGTCTGCTGTGGAACCTGCCGATTGCCGGTTCTGCGATCAAAAAGGTCTTCTATGACCCCTCAATGGAGCGTCCGGTCAGCCAGTTTATCCCGGCTGAGGATTTCATCATCAGCTACGGTGCTTCCTCACTGGACACTGCCCAGCGTTATACGCACAGGATGAGAAAAACCAAGAATGAGCTGCGCAAGATGCAGGTCAGTGGGTTTTATCGTGAGCTTGATCTGGGTGATCCCGTTGCCGATGAAGATGATATCCAGCGTCGGAAGAATGAGCTGAGTGGGTTGGATGCCGCCCGTGACGACCGCTACACGGCCTATGAGATTCACTGTGAGCTTGACCTAGAAGGCTTTGAAGACCTCGACAAAGAGGGAGATCCGACTGGTATCGAGTTGCCATACGTGGTCACTATCCTGAAAGACTCAGGCAAGGTGCTGTCGGTCTACCGCAACTGGACTGAAGAAGATATCCGTAAGGATCGTCAGTCGCACTTCTCGCACTACACCTACATTCCGGGCTTTGGCTTTTATGGCTTAGGACTCATCCACCTTATTGGTGGCTTTGCCAAGGGCGCAACGTCAATCATGCGCCAACTGGTGGATGCAGGGACACTGGCTAATTTGCCGGGTGGGTTCCGTACCCGAGGACTCCGCATCCGAGGTGGCGATACCCCGATTGCTCCGGGCGAATTCAGGGACGTTGACGTGCCTACCGGCACTATCCGCGACAACATCATGCCCCTGCCCTACAAAGAGCCGTCACAGGTGCTCTACAGCCTGCTCGACAAGATTGTGGAGGAGGCACGGCGGTTCGCGTCGATGTCTGACATCTCAGTAGGTGACATGCAGCCTAACGCCCCTGTGGGGTCCACACTGGCTATTCTGGAGCGTCAGCTGAAGACGCTGACGGCTGTTCAGGCCCGTGTCCATGCCGCGATGAAAGGCGAGTTCAAGATTTTGAAGCGCATCGTCGCTGAGATGGCCCCTGAGGACTATGAGTACGACGCTGTAGGCGATGAGGGCATGATGGCCCGTCGTCGGGACTACATGGCGGTAGATATCATCCCGGTCAGTGATCCCAACGCCTCAACGATGAGTCAGCGCATCGTGCAGTACCAAGCTGCCATGCAGCTCGCAGCACAGGCTCCACAGCTCTACGACCTCCCGCTGTTACACCGTCAGATGATTGAGGTGCTGGGGCTGAAGAACGCTGCCGATCTGGTGCCTGATGAGGACGACGTGAAGCCGATGGACCCCATGAGCGAGAACATGGCCATCCTCAATGGCAAGCCGATCAAGGTGTTCGCCTACCAAGATCACGAGGCGCATATCGCCGCCCACATGGCGTTCGCACAAGATCCTGAGATCCAGCAGATGATGGCGATGCAGGGTGACGCTGCCAAACTTAAGCTAGCCCAAGGGATGGAGCACATCAACGAGCATGTAGCGTTCATGTATCGCACTCGGATGGAGCGAGAGCTGGGGGTGCCACTGCCCGCAGTAGACGAAGAACGTGGGTTGGACCAAGAGCAGGAGTTGGCAGTTTCGCGTCTCGTTGCTGAAGCCGCACCGCGCATCACTGGCAAGGCACAGCAGAAAGCCTCTGCCGAGAAGGCTCAGCAGCAGGCACAAGACCCCCTCATCCAGATGCAGCAGGCTGAACTCAAGCTCAAGGAAGCAGAACTCCGTCGCAAGATGGAGGAGGACCGGATGGACTACGAGATCAAGCTGCGTAATCTGGAGCTTGAGTCACTGCGTATTGCCTCGCAGGAGAAGCAGGCTGGTGCGTCTATTGGTGCCAAGCTGCGTGAAACGCAGGAGAAGATTAACGCTGACCTCCAGAAGACTGGGGTAAAGGTTGGCGCAGACATTCGTAAAACTGAAATGAATCAACAACCACGGAGCGCACAATGATCCGCACATTCGGAGAACACCTCCGCAAAGAGATTCGGAAGGATATGAATGACATGACTGATGCTGTGGCATCAGGAGATGCCAAATCTTTCGAAGACTACGCCCACATGACGGGTGTCATTAAAGGCTTGGCACAAGCCGAGCGACTGCTTCTTGATTTGATGGAAGCAGCAGAGAAATCTGACCACTAACTTTGGAGTCCAACCATGACCACAGCCGATCAGGCTGCACCTCAGCTCACTGAGCAGCAAATCCCAAAACCGACTGGCTATCACTTGTTGGTAGCGATCCCCGAGGCTAAAGACACCTACGAGAGTGGGTTGTTGAAGGCTGACACGACCAAGATGGCTGAGGAGTTCTCAACTATCGTTGTACAAGTCGTAGATATGGGTCCAGACGCTTACAACGACGAGAAGCGTTTTCCGAATGGCCCCTACTGTCAGATCGGTGATCATGTGCTTATTCGTGCCTACTCAGGTACGCGCTTCAAGATCCACGGCAGAGAACTTTTCCGCGTCATCAACGATGATTCGGTCGAGGCTGTGGTTGAAGATCCCACGGGTTACTCCCGCATTTAAGGAGATAGAGAATGGCTAAACAAGAGACTGAAGATTTTGACTTCGACGACACTGAGTTTGTCGTCGGGTCCGACGAGAGCGGTGTTCCGCCGAAGATGAAGGGCAAGGAAGATGTGGAGGTCAGCGTCGAAGATGACGAGGACGATTCAGACGACTTTGAATATGAAGTCGTTGATGACACGCCCCCACAGGACCGCAATCGCAAGCCCCTACCCAATGACATTGTAGAGGGTTTGGAGCAGGATGAAGCTGAAGAGTATTCAGCCAAAGTTAAGCAGCGTATTGATCAGCTGAAAAAGGCATGGCACGACGAGCGTCGTGCTAAAGAAGAAGCGGCTCGTGAGCGCGAGGCCGCAGCTCAATACGCTCAGCAGATTATGCAGGAGCGAGATCGTCTCCGTAATACCTTGTCTCAGGGTGAAACCTGGGCATTGGAGCAAGCGAAAGAGCGGGCGACATTGCAGTTAGACGCGGCCAAGCGAACTTATCGTGATGCCTACGAACTGGGTGATGCGGACGCAATCGCTGAGGCGCAGCAGAAACTGGCGCAAGCCACATACCAAGCTGAACAGGTTGCAGGTGCTGCACCGCGCTATGCGATGCCTCAAGAAGCCCCTTTACAAACTTCGCAGCAACCTGTATATAATGCTCCCCAGAACCAACCAGTGCGAGCACCAGCGCCGAGTCAACGCACACTAGACTGGCAACAACGCAATAACTGGTTCGGGGCAGATGATGAGATGACCAGCTTTGCGCTGGGCGTTCACCAGAAGTTGGTACGGGAGAATATTCCCCCAGATACCGACGAGTATTTCGAGCGTATTGACGCTCGCATGAGAGAGGTGTTTCCCGAGAAGTTGGGGACTCCTAGAAAGAAAAAGCGGCAACCCTCTACCGTTGTCGCCTCTGCCGGACGGACTCCGAAAGGGAAGAAGGTAGTGCTTACGCAGTCGCAGGTCAGTATGGCTAAGCGACTTGGAGTGACGCCTGAGGCTTATGCTCGGGAAATGATGAAACTGGAGGCTAACAATGGCTGAAAATCGAATTCGTGAGGCTCGGTCAACCTCCCGTAGCACTCAGACCCGTGAGGCTAGCACTCGCAAGAAACAGTGGGCACCTGCAAATCTGTTGCCTGAGCCGACTCCGCAGGAGGGAGTCAAGTTCCGTTGGATTCGTAAGTCTATGATGGGTACGACAGATCCGACGAACTTTTCGCGGAAATCCCGTGAAGGCTGGGAGCCTTGCCGATTGGATGATCATCCTGAGCTTGCTCTGGATGTCGATAACGAAGCCCGTGC